CAATAACGATATCGCCAATTTTTTCATAAAGGCAAGTTGCAGATTTTATTTTATCTGAAACGGTTGAGTACGGTGTAAGAGTAGCTGTACCAAGTTCGATATTTGAACCGTCATATTTGCTGTCAAGTGAGGCTTGGGTTGTCTTTTCAAATGCCAAAACCTCGTTCGCAACCTCTGTTACACCCTCTGCAACTTTATTTGGCAAATAGATTGATTCTTTTTCAGCGATCATAATTTCGGAAACCTTAAAAGCATCCATACGATAGCTACCAAACCTAAGCGTTATAAACGATGTATCATTGTTTGTGACAAATGTTCCTTTGCTGCTTTTTATTAATACTTTAGTCGCTTCACTAACGATTCCGTTTAAAAAAACCATAGCATTGCTGTCATAGTTGTTTGTAAGCCAACAAATCAAATATTTAGTATTCGGTTTTACACTTATTTTCATTGCTTCAGCGGAAGGTAACAGGTAACTATTCGTATAAGTGTCTATTTGTGTGGGGGTAATGGTGATTGATTTTTCGTCAAAGTTTAATTCATCAAGTGTACCGCCAGTAACTGGTTTATTTAATTTTTGCAATTCCTTTGCCCAACTGTTAAAATCAAAAATATTCGAGCTGTTAATACGATTAGCTTTGTTTGCTAGTGAGGTATCAACCTCTACCTTATCTGCTTTTTCGCCGAGCAGATTATCAGTTTCGGTCTTATCGGCTTTTGTAAGAAGAGAATTGTAAACCGTACCGCTTGTGAGGTAGCACGGGCTGTTCTGTTTTGGCTCGTTGTCAAACGGCATTGAATTGAGCTTTTGGGCAAGTTTTTGGTCTGTTTTTTCCTTCGTATATGCGTCCGTAATTCCGTACCCTGCGAGTGTAGTACTTTTATCTGCTTTGTTCGCAAGATTTGCGTCAGCCGTATCAAGCCTTGCTCCGATTGAATCATGACTACCTCTTGCCGTGGCTATTTCGGTTTCAAGTGCAATTGCTCCGTTTGTAGCCTGTTCAATTCCCTCGTCCATATGGTTGAGGTTGTCGGCAGTCAGCGGAGTTGCTGTTGAGGGAGTGTTTTCCCAGTTCATTCGTGTGTATTTGTTCAATTTTTTTATTCTCCTTTCGCTGTGATTTTGTCTGTGAGTGCCTGTATGCCTGTAAGCTCTCTTGACAGCACATATGATGTCACGGTTGCGGTTTGCGGAGTGCCGTCAGCGTTATAGGCATAGTTGCCGTCAGCGTCGGTTACATAATATTTAATCTGTATCATATCGCCCGGTTCAACCCACAGTCTGCCGTCAAGGGTTGCCTCGATAGGCTTATAAATTTTATGGTGTATTCGCTTGCCGGTATCGCCTGAAAACAAATTTTCAAACTTATGTATCCACGCACCGCCTGCGTTATCGTTTTCCTGCCATACAAGAATGTTATCTGTCATATCATAGGTTTTACCGCCTAAAAACTTGTAGCTGCGCACTTTTGCGGTTCGTGTAGAACCTCCGATTGCAAAGTCAACAGTCCCGTATGTACCGCTTGATTTTTCGTCAGCGTTGAATGCCTCGTAAAAGTCATATTTTTCTGCTTTTGTTGTATCGGTTTCAAGGTTGATAAAAACAATGTTGCCGCCTTTTCGGTTATCGGGTTTAGCAAAAGCAAACACACCGAGCATTTCCGCTGTATAATTAAGCAATTGACCGTAATTAACCTTTTCAGAATCATTAAGCCATACTTTGTTAAAAATTTTCATATTCTTAACAGTCAGATTCTCAGCCTTGTTGATAACCTCGTTAAGTAAACTGTCAGATAAAAAACGGGCGTCAGGATTACCACATAGGTTAGTGAATTTTTCAGAAACCATTGCCAACAGTGCATAGACCGAAGTGCTGTTAGAATTGTTATTCCAGAGCTTTTGCAGAGCGTTTGTACAGTCGGTTTCATAAAGCTGTGAAATCACATCATAGGCGGTTATGCTGATTTTGTTCTGATCCGTTTTATTGACCTCGGCTTTGTCAATCATACCGTTAAAAATGCACCACGACTTTGTTGTCACGGCTTCGCCCGGATAGAGTGTGTCGCTTGGATATAATGAACTACTCGGCAGTATCGGAGAGCCTGACGGAAAAGTTTGTGTCAGCTTAACTAAAATCCAACAACCGACAAGTTTTGAAACATCAAAGGTTCTGTCAACGGTGTTCAGCAGTCCGATTTTAAATTCAGAAGCAATGCAACCTCCAAACTTCAACTTATTTTCGTCACAAATCGACTGTTTAAGGCTCATACTTTCGCTTTCAATGTTGGTTTCGGTGATGACATCAAACTTGCTGTCAGATGAAAAGATTTCGAGCTTGTTTGAAATCAGCTCGTTAATAATTTTCTGCTTATGCGTACTTGAAACGGATAGCAATCTGTCACCCCCCCTTAATACTCAATAAAAGTGAAAGTCACGGCATTGTATATGATGTTGTTTTTGGTGATTTTCTTGACCTGATAGGTGATGTCGGGCATATAGGCGGTCATTGTGCGATATGCAAGAAGTTCATCGTCCCAGTATTCAATGCGAAGTTTTCTTTGTTGAGAGTTGTCCCACGAACTATTCAAAGCACTTCTGATTGACTGCATTTGTGCAAGGGTGAGTTCATCAACGGTTGTGAACTCAATTTTCGACTTGTAATTCGGCGAAGTTGTGCGGTGCAGAAGATTGTTGCTGTCACGGTATGCCTTAATTTCGGTTCTCTGGAGTGGAGTGCCGTTGTAGTTATCCTTTGCAATAAGCTCGTGCGGAAACAGCTTACCGCTCTTAGGGAACCTTATTAAATAACCTTTAAAATTTGCCATGTCATCATCTCCTAACCTAACGCACCGACACCGTGACGCTTTTTGACTGCGTTGTTGCGTTTTACAATGTTGTTAAAAATCACTTCGCCGTCAAGATTTACAGTAAGGTTAATGTCACCGCTGTCACCTGTTGAGCCTATCTCTGCCATAGCCTCAATAAGTGCCTGTTTGATAGTTGAAATCGGCGAAACAACCTCAGCCTCACGCTTGTTATCACCGAGTACGGCAAGAAATTCACCGTAATTTGCCGGAACAACCGTACCTGTGGCAAGTCGGGGAACTGTAATGTCAGGCAGTCCGACATTGCCGTTTATGCCCCCTAACGCTTCGTAAGCAATCTTTGCCGCTGTACTCATTCCGCCTGAAATAGCACTGCCGAGGCTGTTGAACGGATCTATAAAGTTGTTTAAGAAGTTCTGAACAACACCTAAAAATCCGTTCATAGGCTTTTTTACAGCACTCTTGATACCCTCAAAAGCATTTGAGAAAACGCTTGAAATCGGATTGATGTGCGTTGAAATAAAGCTAAGCAGTCTTGCAAGCGGATTTTTTAAGGCATATATTCTGTCACGAATGCCGTTTGCAAGACCTTGAACCGTGTAACCGCCTCTTTCATACATTTCTGTTGACGGGGAATGAATTCCCATCGTGGTATCATATTCTGAAAGCACAATAGAAGCAAGACCGTGACTGTTTGTGACAAGCGCACCTTTGTATGCGTCTGTACCCTCAACAAGACCAAGGACCGTGTTTTTACCCGTATCTTTTGCGGCTTTTTGCAAATTGTTCAAAGATTTCCACTGCGAATTTTGAACATCCGTTGTACTGATAAGACCTGCATTGTAAGCCATAAGAACAGCGGCGGCGTCTGAATAGTTGCCATTAACAACCTTTTGTACATCTGTAAGGTCATCACCCGTCATAGTCAGTTTGTTCATAGCGGCAACAGCTTTATTTACCGAACTTGTTGCACCGTCAAGAGATTTTGTTTTGCTCTGAATATTCTCGAAGTATTCAATACCCTCTTTCCATAAAGCGTCGTTTTTAGCACCGCCACCAAAATAGTAATTTTCAAGAGCCTGCATACTTTTGCCGTTTTTCTCAAGCCACTTTTTCAGTTTTTTCTGTTCGTTTTCAAGGTCTTTTTTCTTGTTGTTATAATCTGATTTTGCACTGCTGTATTTCTTTGACGCAAGAATTCGTTCTTTGCTATTTTCAGAAGATAATTCAGCTAATGCGGCACTATTTGCAAGTTGTTGATATTTATCAATTGTACTGTCAATAACCTTTTGCACCTCGGCTAAATCACCATTTAAGTGTACTTTGCCGTCAGCACTGACAGTAACATACTGATTCCACACATCGCTGAAACCGTCAACATTGTTTTTAAAATATGTAACAATGGTTTCAAGCTGTGCCTGCTCTTCTGGACTAAGCGTAGCTTTTTGTAACAGTTCATCAAGTTTCTGTTGGTAACTGTCAACAAGTGTATTGTCTGCATACAAGCTGTCCATTCGTTCAAGAGTGTCTGACAAATTATCCTCAATACCTTGTGTTGTTTCGTCAAGTCTTAACTTTATACCGTCAATTTCATCAGCAAATTTTTTAGCTTCGGAATTACTCCAAACAAGCTGATTATATACAGTAACTGCAGTCACAAGTCCGGTGATGGCACCGGCAACGGCTAAGATTGGATTTGCAGAAACAGTTGTCAAAAATAACTTTATAGCATTTTTGACTTTGTCAATTCCGCTTGCAATCGCTTGTCCTGCCTTGAAAACAACAACAGCTGTACCGACTGCAGTAATGCCGCCTGCGATAGCGTACAAGGTTTTGTCACTAATAGATTTAACTATTTTGCTTAACAGTTTCAACGCTCCTGCAAGGGCTTCTACAAGTTTCGGAACTGCTTCTTCAATTGTCCATTTTGCAAGTGGGAGAAGAATATTCTTGTATGCCTGTTTCAGCTTATCTCCACAGGCTTTGAGCAAATCTCTGAATGCCTGTCCGAGGTCGGCAACGGCTGATACAAGCGGTGACAAGTCAAGACTTTCAAGCCATTCAAGGCGAATCTCTGACATATCGCTCAAAAAGCCTGTGATATCTTCAACAATGCCAAGGATTGCTTCCCAAATCTTTTTGCCCGATTCATTTTTCTCCCAAGCCTGTTTGATTTTAGTCCGCAGAGTTTTGGTGTAGTTGTTGCAGTTTTTGATGATATTCAGAATATTAGTCCAAATTCTCACACCGGTGCCGTTATTCCAAACTTTGCGAAAATCCTCTGCAATCGTGTTTACAAGTTCAAGCAAGCTGTTCCATTTGTCGATAATGGATTGCACAACCTCGTCACCAAGTTCTGCCTTATTCCAAGCCTTTGTAAACGCTCCCGAAATATCACCGATGATATCAAAAACATTTTTCAAAAGCTGTTTGATGTTTCCGATAATCTTTTCGCCTGTGCCGTTTTTCCACACTCTCTTCCACGATTCACCGATTGAAACAAAAGCATTTTTCAGATTATTCAAGGCTCTTTTAATGCTGTCAAAAACCTTGTTTGTACGCTTTTCAATCGCTGTTGCGGCAGTATCAAGTGCGTTAACTGCGGCTTTAGAAGATTTCTTTGTGGGGCTGTTTACTGCTGTGCTGTCATCTGATGAACTGTTTTCAATGCTCATCACATTGAGCCTGTCAAATCCTTGAAGATTGTCTTTAATTTCTTTTGTCTTTTTCGATGTTGTGGCAAGTGCAGAGTTTGCACTCTTTGTTTCATCGGCGAGGTCTGTCATTTCAGAGCTTGCGGAATTTGCGGAATTATCGGTTGCAGATGAATAGCCGAAAACCTGTTCCGTAAAGCTTTTGAATTTTTCCGTTGCAACATCTAATTTTTCGATAAAAGAATTAAGATTTTTCAACAGCGGAGAAAACACATTGATAAGTCCCTGACCGAGTGTTGCTTTCAGGCTGTCAAGTCGGAGCTGTAAAATTCTTGTCTGATTCGCCCAACTGTCCTGCGTTCGGGCAAAGTCACCCGTCGCATTGGCGAGCTGGTCTTGAACAAACTTGTAACGCAATGTTACTTTTTCGGCTTCGGTCATTTTAGCTGTGGTCTTACCGTAACCGTTTGCAAGGGCATAGCTGTCAAGCGCAGTCTGTGTCATTACGATGCCTAAATCTTTTAAAGTTTCGGTTTCGCCCGAAAATACTGATTTAAGTTTTGTATAGGCTTCGTCCTGTCTGATGTTGTAGAATGAAGCAACATCGCCTGCAAGTCCTGTCAGCGTGGTTGACATATCATAGGCTTCTTTCTCTGTAAAACCGAAAGCCTCAGCCATTGAGCCGAAAGTACCGACATACCGCTTTGCCATTGTTTCGGACAAACCAAAAGAATTAGCTGCACTTTTTGCCCACTTGTCAACCTGTTTGGTCATTGCCGGAAAAGTAACATCAACAACATTCTGCACCTCCGCAAGGTCAGAACCAAGCTCAATGCACTCTTTGCCGAAATTTGTAATTGCATAAGTGCTGAAAGCAACAGCGGCAGTCTTTGCAAAGGTCTTAAGCTGATTTTTTACCCTTTCGATTGATTTGGTAACAGTAGTATTAACCTGTGCCAAACCGCCGTTAAAACCCGATGTATCAAGTTTCGTGTCAAAATTCAGATAACCGTCAACCGCCAAATTTTCACATCCTTTCATTTAAAAATGGGCATAAAAACAGCGCACACCGTTATGATGTACGCTAATAAAATTTTGCAAAAGAACAGCCACCCCGTTTTGAGTGGCTTTTTTTGTTATTGTAATACTATTGAATCAATTATTGCCGATAACAGAGTTTCATCTTCCTCTGAAATAGGCTCGGTTGAGGAATAAGAAAAATTGTATGCACCGTCATTCCATAAAAAAGCATAAGTGTGTGCATATACACCTTCCATTTTATACGAAAATTCTATTCCATAACACGATGCTATTTCTAAATATTTTTTGCTGGATAATTCAAAGTCCCTATCACCTTTCATTCCCTCCACAATACTATCTAAAAGTTCATTAGCCTGCGATTCGGTGTATAAAAGAATATCGTCACTCAATTCCGTATAACTTACAAGAAGATTATCATTTTCTGGACTTTTGTGATTAAAAATCAATCCGCTTGTACCTTTTGTTTCAAACTGTGACGGAGTACAGTATTTAATATCTTTTAAGGTGTTTTCGATAGCTAAATCGTACTCTGCCTTTGTTGTTTCCTGCACCGTTGTGGAAATTTCTGTCGTCACAGGTTCAGTGGTTTCAGCCTTTATATCGGTGTTTGAACTGCTTTCCGCTGTTGTACCGCAACCAACAAGCGATACTGCAAAAACTGCGGTTAATGCTAACGCTATGAGTTTTTTCATTGTTTATCCTCCTAAATGTTAAAACAATATAGTTTTTACTTAATCATACACTAACATTTAGAGAATGTCAACAATATGTGATACGATACTACACTACACAAGCGAATTTATGAAGTCAAGTTCCTCTTTATCTTCGGCTGTGAGTTTGGGCTTTAGGTCGATAAGTTCTTTATGTTCATTGTAGAAATCCCGTTCGGTTTTGTCGAGATTCTTATGCTTTGCCTTTTTGGTGCGAATTGAAATCACCTGTGTAAACAAACCGTCACCCACTTCATTAAACAAGCCGAGAAAAGTCCACCAGTGCATATAATCGACTGTGCGTGTTTCCGCTCCTGCAACCTTATTGAGAGCAGGGAAGATTATATGTCCGTCCTGTTCCCAATCAAGCACACGAACGGGGAGCTGTTTGCCCTGCGGAATATCTCCGCCGTCAAGATACCAAGTTGCCCTGTCAAGTGCCTTTTTGTAATTTTCGGGAATTTCCTTGTAAAGGCACTCGACACACACTCGGCATTTTTCAAAATCGTTCAGATCATCATCTGCATAGGCTTTGAAAATCAGCAGAGCAACACGGAAGTCGGAATTGATTTCGTAGTTTCTGCCGTCAACCTCAAGGCTTTTCGGCAGTAATTCAATCACTTTTTCACCTGTGAAGTGTATTTGCCGACTTTCTCATCGGAAATTTTCTGTGCCGATTCAAAATCAGCCTGCATAACAGGAATAAGCACTTCAAGGAAGTTTTCAAAAATCGGCTTACCGCCCACAAGTGAAAGACAGTTAATTTCACCAAAGGCAACCGTGCAGACATCCGAACCGAAAATGTAGTTAATCTGCTCTCTGATGTCCTTATCGCACTCGGTGATAAGCTGAATTGCGTCTGTGTTTTCAGCTTTTTCAGCGTTTTCATACTTCTTCTGAATCTGCTCAATATTCTTGACTGCCTCGTTGAGCCTTGCAAGAATACCCACATCCGTGGTGTTGATACGGATTACTGCGTTTTCGTCATCGCCAATCTGATACTCCTTGTAACCTCTGTCAAAAACAAGTTTCTGCATAAATCAATCCCTCCCCAAAGATTAAACCGTTGCGGTAAAGGTCGGCACTTTCTTCTCAATTGTAGCCGTACCCTGCTGTCTGTCGCCGTTAAATGCGATGTTGAACGGAATGTTCACACCGCCCTGAGCACCGCCGTAAGACTGTGGCTTTACGATACAGGTTTCAGTCCAAGCGTCATACGGACCTGTCTTCTTATCAACAAGGACTTCAAGAATTGCAGTCTTGCAGTCATCGCCTGTAAGGCGGTTCATTGCAATATCCTTAATCTTTTCATAGATTGCATCGCCTGTGTTTGCGTAATAAGTGTCTGCGTCAATTGACGGTTCATAGCCGTTATCGTTTACAACGGTTTCATCAAGAATGTTCTTGACTGTTTCTGTGTCGGGGTTGAGTTCAACGGACATATCTTCAATATCTCTGCCAATCAAAAACCACTTAGGGGTTTCGCCTGTGCCGAACGAAGCGTCAATGTAGTGCATAAGATAACTTCTTTTGAGTTTACCGATATCGGGTGTTGTTGCCATAATTAAAATTCCTCACTTTCGATTTTGTAATCTGCGGTAATCTGTAACTGATACATTACATTACCAATTAAATTGCTGTCGGGTATGTCATAAAGCATACCGTTTGAACAGGTTATTTTTGTGAGCGTACCTGCAAGCTCATTGTCGCCAACCGTTACGGTCAGCGTTTGCCCTTTTGCCTGTTTTTCAAGCCACAGCTGTAACTCGTTAATAAGTCCGCTGTTGGCAAGTCGGTCATAGTCATTAACCGACTGATAAACAGCGTACAAGATGAATGTGTGCTGTCGCTCCTGATTGCCGAGAACATCGGATTTAATCAGTGTGTCGCCTGTCGGAGATAAGCCGTAGCTGTCGGTGTCAGGGGTTGTGTAGTCAATGTGCAGGACATCGTTCAGCTTTGGAAAGCTCATCACAATGCTCTGCATAAGTTCAATTATGTTCATTCTGCCATACCTCCTGCCACTTTTGCAGCACCATGTAAAATCTCTTTTTTACGGTCGGCTTTCATTCGTTCAAACCACATCTTGCCGGCAAGAGGGTGCTTTGCCCGAGAATAAACAAGCATTTTACCTGTGGGGTGTTTCTTCTGTCCTTTAGGGCTGAAATAGCCCACAATACCACCGTTTTCCTTAATCGGGATATTGGGACCGTAAACCTTGCCGTAGTAGAGATACCTCGCATACGGTGTGTTCTGATGAATTTCGCCCGAGCCTATAACCGTTGAGAGGGTTGCCGACTTTTCAAGCACACCGTTTCTGAACGGTGTATAGGGTTTCATCAATCGTAAAACCGTGCTGTCAACATACTTTTGCACCTTTAACACATCGGAATTTTTGCGGACTGCAAACTTTTTATCCCAGAGGAAACCTGCCGTACCGTTTTTCGACTTGATGACAAAATCGGGCGGTTGAACAATCTTCATGCAATCACCTCGCCAAAATTTTGATGTGCTGTAAATCGGTTACGCCATAAAGCTTTTCATCAATCGACATAACCGCATAGCACCTGTGTTTTTGCTTTAGCGTTTTAAGGCTCCGTGACACGCTCTGGGGGTTTGAATTATCAAAGGTAAAATTACTCTCGCCCTTAATAATAATGTCCTGTGCGCTGTTCTGAGGGGTGCATAGCTGACCTGCAAAAAGGTTTTCGCTCGGCTTTAAAAAGCCGGGCAAAAGCCCTGCGGATTCAATCGGGATATACACCGTCACGCTGTCAGCGTTCTGCATTCCGCTTTTAAGCACATTGCGAGCCTTGTTCTCCTGCCAATGACATTCGGGAACGAAATATCGGTCATAGCCTGAGCCGTTGAATCTGTAGATTGTACAGGAGCTTTCAGGGGTAATAATCATCTGCGACCACCTCTGTACAGTAAATCGGTATCGGCAAGATACTTGTAAATTGTGTGTCTGACAGCCTTTTTATGGGCGGTTTTACGCTCTTCTTCGGACACATAGCTTACGGATTCATCACCGACGCTTGCAGATGAAATTCCTGAATTTGCGGACTGCTTTTCATCGTTATATACAAGCTCTGCAAGCTCACAACAGCAGAGTTTTACGCTTTCGGGAATATTGTTCCCGTCAACATTTTCGCCTGTGTATGCCTTAATGAGCAGGGTTGCAGAGCGTGCATAATAATCAAAGGCGGAAACAATGACCGCCTTTCTGCCACAGAGATATTCAGAGATGTAATAGCCTTCATCGGCATAAGCGGTCATAGTAACACTCCTTTAAGCCTCTACGGCTGAATGGCAGTAGATACCTGCCTTTTTATTCGCATAAACATCGGCAATACCGACCATACGATAACCAAACTTCCAACCGTCAGAACTCTGATTAACTGACGGCTCAATAACCTTTGTGTCAAGGTGCTTTGTGAACTGAATCGGAGCAGAGCCGTGAATAATCATAAAGTTGATATTCTTGCCCGAAGTCGCCTTTTTGTAACCGCCCTTTTCCTTGCTTGAGGATGTGCCGTCAAGCTGTTCAATTGCTGTATAGAATCTTGACTGAGGAACAAGTGTGGTATCTGCAAAACGGCTGAGAACCTCCCTTGACTTTGTTGTGTCAAGGTCCTGCACAAGACCGTAAAGCGGTGATGTGATGAAAAGGTGTCTGTTCTCGAAAGGAACTTCGTCCTCATCCATTTTTGTTGAGGCTGTGCGGAGAGCCTTTACAACATCTTCGCCTGTTGTGAGAGTTGCACTCACGGAAGAAATACCGCTTGTACCGGCATACTTTGCAAAGCGGAAAGCGTCAAGCTCGGGAACAACCTTTGTGCGGATAAACTCGCCCGAAAGTCTGCCGAATGCAATGCCTGCCGTTTCTGCGTTGTCCATTGTGTCAACCGTGAACATTCTGCCACGGTCAAAGTTACATTTCACAGTTTCGTTCGTAAGCTCAACATCGCCGTCAACATAACCGCTGTTGCGTGAGTAGTCAGCAAGACCGTCCATTGTGAGCATCGGAATGATAAGCTCGTTTGCGTTAGCGCCCTGTGTTGCAAGGTCTGACGCACCGTCAATTTTGCTTGTGAGTGCCGACTGCTTATAGACCTCATCAAGCAACGCTGTGTACTGTTTAAAAAGTGCAATTGTGTTTGCCATAATAAAATCACCTCATAGATTTAATAAAATTATTTCTTTTCGGCAGAAAGTCCCATAGCCGCACGCATTGACGCAAGCGGATTTGAGCCTGTACCGCCGTTACCTGTATCGGTTGCACCGACAGGATTCTGAAAAGGCTCGTCAGAACCGAACATATAGCCGTTTTCGGACTTAACCTGTTCGAGAGCCTTTTTGATGTCATCTGCCTGATTTTTAGATGTTTTCAGGTTTTCAAGGTCAAGCAGAGCCTTGACAGCCTTTGAGTTTCTTGCACCGCTTTCCGAAATTGCACCGTCAAGCACTGAGTTAAATTCCATATCCGCAATCCTTGTCTGATACTCCTTCTCTTTGGTTGCAAGATCGCCGTTGAGCTTTTTGATTTCGCCCTTGAGCTCGTCCACATTGACACCCTCAAACTTTTTGAGTGCAGTCTGTGCAGTTTCAAGCTGTGACTTGTAGTTGTCCCTTGATGTGCGGAGCTTTTCAACCTCTGACACGGTTTTGTAATTATCCGCAAAGGCTTTTTCAAAGTCTACCTTTTTATCTTCGGGAACTGTAAAGCCGATTTCGGAGAGAAGTGTGTGTATATTCTTCATAGTAAATCCTTTCTGCATAGCTTGTATTCCGCTTTGCCTGCGGTAGAAATTCAGCCGTTATAACCTACGACAGGGTAAAATAAAAGCACCTATGCAATCAAATGCAAGGGTGCTTAATCTGCTTTTTCTGTTTTAACTGCTTTGGCTCTCGGCTTTTTGGGAGCGTCAGGCTTGACCTCTTCTGCAAAACCGCCGTCAATGAGTTCCTTTGCTCTCTGCTCGGAGCATTCAAAAACTTCATTCACAGGTCGGGTTACATAACCGTTCTGCCTGTCATTAAATGCTGTTGTTACTCTGATTTTCATTCTGTCACCACCTTTCTAAACCGGTCGAAATCGACGGGTTTAAATGCAATAAAAAAGCACTCTGATTTCTCAAAGTGCTGATTTGATGTGTTTAGTTCTGTTACGGCAAGTTGCAGGCAAGTTAAATAATGCCGTAAACAAGCCGTTTTTCTTACTTTGAACATATTCTCGGCAAGTTAAAGATACAACAAAACCGCCCTTTTTACGGAGCGGTTAGATAAATGGGTCATTGCTAATATAGCCGTCTTCTATTAAGCTTTTAAATATATGAGCTTGTTCTTTTTCAAAAGCAGTCAGGCTTTCAGAAAAACCTATTAATTTGTACCTATGTTGTCCATTAACTACATACGGTTCAAAAATTCCAATTCCAGAAGAGAAAAAAGGTTTCTTAATAAGATTAAGGTATTTTTTATATTCAACAACTACTGATTTTGGTGCATTATCGTTTATCAAAAATGCACATCCGTATTGAATAGTACCTGTATTATCAATAGCGTATTTTGCACTATGATAAAACCAATCAACGGGATTATCTATCATTGTTCAACCACCTTTAATGTCATAAATCGTTCAGTCTTTTTTTCGTAATTACCTTTATAATCTTTTACAGTTATCTCTCGTTCTCCAGCGTCAACAACTTCATATGTTGTATTCTTATCAATCAAAAATTCGAATTCAGCAGGACTATCAGAAATTTTGTATAGATAAGCTCCCTTAGTTTCCTTTGGTGCAATAATTTCCAGAGTAGTTCTCGTTGGCTTATCAATTCCACCAAATGCTAACTGTGTATCAGAACACAAGGTTGTGCTGGTAAATCCCTTCTCAGTAAATTTTTTACCAACCATTTTACGCATATCTTCAACCGATGAAGTCGCATTCGTAATAAAATCCACATTCCCCACGGACCGTTTTAATTTTAAAGGTTCGTTCAGCTTGAATTTCGATAGTTCTTTTGATATCTCATCACCAACACCATTAAGGCTACTCACATACTTTTCACCATAGCGTTTTTTAACCTTTTCAAGAGACTCTCCACCTCTTTCAAGAGCGTTGATAATGTCGTAATCACCACCTGTATATCGGTAAATAGAAGGGTTATCATCTCGACTGAACGATACATCTTTATTTAGTTCATAATAATCATTCTGCCAATTTTCAAATTCTTCAACATTACTCAAAGACAGTTGTTTTGTTTCTTTAATTATATCATTATTTTCTGCCTTTTCAACAGTTTTTTTCTGAACATCTGATTTCTGATTTGTGCCTGTATCTATTTTTTTACTCTTTTTCTTTGCTTTTTTTGCTTTATCGTGCCACTCATCGGCTCGGGTTTGGGCAATGCGTTTATTGTCCTCGTCAAGACTGTATTCGGCACGGTGGTCAAAGCGTTCTGCCTTTTTCGGGAGTTTTGAGCCTAAAGCATTTTTGCCGTCAACGGTTATTCTTTCCCATTGTTCGGGAAGTCCCATAGCTTTTGAAAACTTTACATATTCGTCCTGCCTTTGAAAATATCTGACCTTTGCGCCTGTGATTGTGTCGTCATCGGCACCGCCCTGTGTGAGCAGTTCAATCTTCTGTCGGTCGGCACGCATTGCAGTTTCAAGCTGTCTTTGCCTCAGCTGTGCCTCATATGCCGTATATGTTTTGCCGTTATACTCTTTCGGGGTGTTCTCCTCCTCGTTCATACGGTCAAGTTCTTCTTTGCTGTATGTCGGGGTATCAATGCCCTTGATGAACGGCGAATAACTGTGGTAGCAATTAGCACCGCAAAGACCTGTTACTGTACCAAGACCACAGACGGTTTCAAGCTCCTTTTTGCTGTACACTCTGCCCTGCCACACCTGATGTGTCGGTCTTGCACCACGGTGATAGCTGACCTCGAAATATTCCGTGCCGAGCTGTTCGGCGTTGTCCTCGTTGACCTTTGCGACAACCTGATTAAAGCCTGTCATCAATGCCCTGCGAACCGCCACATCAACACGATTGCTCCAACCGCTTGCATAATCAACGGTACGCAATCCGCTGTCGGTCATAGCTTTAACCGCTTTTTTAAGGACTGTGTTATAATCAACCGCACCGCTTGTAATCTGCATAAGTCCGTTGTCAAGAGAGCGTTGGTAAAAGTCCGCAAGTGGAGTAAATGACAGCGTATTGTCGGCATTTCTCACGGCGAATCCGAGTGATCCTGTAATGTTCCTGTACTCCGATTTTGTCTGATTTTTGACCGCCTTTACAAGCTGTTGCAGTTGCTTATTTTCCGCATAAGGAATATACTCTTTGCCCTTGCTTGTATAAAGCTCCTCATTTCTTGCATATCCCGATTTCACAACTTCGTCATAGATTCTGTCGATTTCATCGTCAGACACATCGAGCGTGCTTTGAATAAGGCTGTCTATTTCATCCTTGCTCACGCCCAATTCATAAAGCCTGTTAATCTGCCAATCGGCGGCAGAGGTTATCTCCTCACCGTTAGCTTTCAAACGCTTCGTAAGGTCGGACATAATATTTAACTGTAAACTGCGGTACAACTGTTCCATAGCCGAGGGCAAAGCCTCAATTTCAGTCGGAGTGAACATTATTCGATAACCTCAGAGGACTGCGGAAGATTCTTTTTCGCTGTCTTTTCGTCCTCTCCATACCACTTCATACGGTACTCATCAGGTCGCATAATACCAAGGTTTAAGTCCTGAATATCCTGCTTGCGTTCGGTTTCTTCATCGGTCAGAATACTGTCCTTGAAATCGCATACAAACGAATAACCGCTTGTTGTCAGCGAATTGTAAAAGGCAAGAGCATACACCAAGTCATCAAGGCAATAGCGGAGTTGCTTCTGAATTGCGGACACTGTGTTATATTTTCGGATTTTGGCTGACAAAACTTCCGTGGCAGTCTTTGCGACTGTTTCAGGGTTTGAAAGGTCACCGTATGCAAGACCGACCGCAAATTCAATCATACGCAAATATGTATTCAAGCCGTCCGTAATGTCGGACTGTCTGAATGCAGGCGAAAAATCCTTGAACAGTTCTTCGTCACCCAAATCCACATCAACGGCACGGTACAAACGCCTGTTAAGTCTGTCGGCTTTGCCGTCCTTAAACACGGCAGAATCAACATGAATTGCACGCTCTCCACTTTCAAATTCCCAGTCAAGCCGTCCGAACTGCATATCGGCTTTCTGAATGATTTCAAGTCCGCTGTCAAAAATCGACATACCGCATGATGAGCCGTCAACCGTGTTTTTAATCGGCACTCTGAAATAACCGAACGCAGGTCTTTTCATATCGGGGTATGTGACCGCAGGCGGTAAGTCTGCCCACTCGTCAATGACAGCGAGAGGAATTTCAGTACCGAGAACCTCGGATGATGACGAACGGTAAGCCGTGTTAGTAACAGTCAAGCCCTTGTCCTTATCAAGGCTGTGATATTCAAGCCTTGTGTAGTAGTTGTCACCAATTTTCTTAAATTCGGGGAAGATGACCTTTACAAGCCTGTGCTTTGTGTCAAACTCAATCGGCACAAAAGCATTTGCCGAGATATATTGCACCCTGTCACCGCCCAAAGGCTTGATAACCATTGCGCCTGTTGCAAGACCTGACTGTAACTCCGAATTAAGCTCCTCGGTTGCAGTTTCAAACAATTTTGACAGTGTTTCATTTGAGATGTTCACCGTCATTTCGTTAAGCGTAATGTTAGCAAACTCCCTTGTGATTGACTGCTCAAGCCTCAAACTGATGACATTTTCATCAAGCCACGGAGCTTTGCCAACATAGCAGTTTTGCCATATGCCGATAGCCTTTTGCATTTCTGCTGTAATCGCAAGCCGTAAATTAAGCGCTTGCCGAATATTTTCAAGCGGAAACATTCGCCTCCACACTCCTTTCAAAAAATCTATAAGTCCCATTATTCACCTCTGCGTTTCCATACTCTGTTCATTGCATATCTGACAGCGTCAATATGGTGGTTGTCCTTATCGGGATAACCGCTGATAACATTGCCGTCCTTGTCACGCTCGTATTCATAGTCGAGAAACTCCTGTGCAGTATGCGGACAGCGTGTGTTATCAATCACAATCTCCCGTAAAGACTGCAACCACTTCATCGAGTAAACAACCGAACCGGGTCCTTTTTCTGCCGAACGAGCCATTAAACCGTCAGCCCTGTAATCGCCGACTGACTTCTGTTCTGCACTGTCGCAAGTGATCAAATCATTACTTGTAACTCCGTGCTTAGTTCTGAGCAATTCGGCTGTTTCCCTGTTGCTTGTCTTGTTGCAATGTTCCTCGTCAAAAATAATGAGCTTGTGTTGACTTGGAATATAAGTCATACAATCATAGGCAAACGGATCAGGATACCAGCCCCAGTCAACTCCTCTATAAAATCTGTCAAAGGTCTGAATTTCGTCATCTGTGACCTCACGAATAACAACATTATCAAATACATTGCCACCTGTGCCGTTAGCAATGCCCATATACTCGTTTTCATAGGCGGTAGGGTTTGTTTCTTTCAGGAACTCTGCGTCATCTATAAACGGCTTTCCGAGCCATTTTGACGGTACTGTAAGGTATGTACTCTCAATAACGAGCCTGTCTTGACGGGGAATTTTAACATACTTGTTCGCCCAGTTCTGTGCAGATTTCGGAGGGTTGAACGATTTAAATTTAAAAGCCGTGTCACCGCCACGAATCACCGACTGTTCAATCTTTCTGACAGCTTCCTCGCCCGTGAACTGGTCAAGTTCCTCAAACCACAAAACGCCGATATAGCCGAACGGTACTTTGATTGATTTAATCTTGCCCGGATCATCTGCTCCACGGAAGTATATTCTCTGTCCTGTGCTTACCCTCGTGATTTCGAGAGGTGACACGGTGCAGTTAAACTCGTTTTCAAGACCGAGAGCAGAGATTGACCACAAAATCTGCTGATACACCGAACTGCGCAGAGTGTCGGCTACCTGACGAAAAATACAGGCGTGCATATCCTCGTTCTTCATAAGCAAATCAATAACATTCAGACTGACGAAAGACGATTTTGTTGAACCTCTTCCACCGGGGAAAACATATTCCGAATGTTCTTTACCCTCAATATCAAAAAGCACCGACGAAAACGACGGTGCAACCATATTAGCCGGTATTCCTTTGTACTCCGAACCGTCACTCTTTGGCGGTTCAGCCTTTTTGCGTTCAATGTCGAGATAGGCATTGTCGAGCTTGATTTTATGATTTTCAAAAACATTGTCACGAATAATATTTCTTAATTCTTTAATGGAATTAACATCACCTGTTTTAGCCTTTTTGAGAAGTGCCGCATTTACAACGAGCAAATTATTGACCAAATCTTCGTCAATCTCATCAACATTAATTCCCATGTCAATAAGCATTTCCCAGTCGGCAGGAGTGTTGGCAGGCAAGGAAAGTAACATATCCATAACCTGTTTCATACTCTTTTTACGGCGGCGTGACTTGCCCGAAGCCTTACCGCCCTTTGCTCCGTTTTTCACGGCTTCATCACGGCTTTGGTCAGATGTAAACGGTATTAAATTTTTCTCATTGGGCAATCACCTCACCTCTTTTATCTGATTTTTCCTTACAACACAAAACCGCCCACAGCTGGAACTATGAGCGGTCTGTGCGATTTTTTATCTTAGGAGAGTTCTACATATGTCCTGTTTGTCAAACTTTCATAATACCATTATACGCAGGGTAAGGGTGACATTCAATGACATTTCAAAATAATTTTACGAGAAATCGAACTTTTTTCGGAACGCCTGTAACGCTTCGCCGTGCAATCTCAGGGTATGCCTTACGCTCATTTCCATACTCTCGGCAATATCCTCCCACCTCTGACAATTTATGTAATACTCGGTCAAAATTGCAATGTAACGGTAATCGTCAAGTGCGTTGATTTTACTGCGGATTTCAGTTTTCAACCGCACAAGATTGTCAATTTCCCGATTGATTTCAGTCTGCAGGTCTGCAATCCTGTCAACAATCCGCATAGGGTCATTCACTCCTGATGTCTTAACAGGCTCGTTCTGCTTAACCGATACCTGTGCAATATTCAGCCTAAGTTTCGACAGCTCGTGTTCTTTCGTTCTGATCAGCTTATCCGAAACCCTGACCGAATATAAATAATCTTTAACCGTCAATTCTATGTCACCTCTCCTTCACCTTGATTTTTAGTTCAGATATTTTCATCATATGTCTCTTCCTCATATTCTTGTTTTGTACAGCTTACAGCATGATATCCGCTAAGTCCAAGTATATCGCAAAGGTTTTCAGGCCTTATACATCCAGAACTTTCTACATAGCTCTCTATTTCATTTGTTTCGTTATTGATTAGTTTATAATAACATTTCATCCTATATCATTCCTTTTTCATTTTTGCACCGCAATAGGGACAATATGGATACAAATCAATGTCCTCGTAAAAAGTGAGAAAGTTGCCACACTCAGAACATAAATAATTTGCATAACCGACACCCTCGCTGTCATATTCCCAACTTCCGTGCTTAATCTCTTGCATATCACACACGGTTGCTTCGTTGGGGTTACTTCCGTCAATCTCAATAATGTGTTTTACATTTTCGGCGTTTCGCTTTGAATTGAAAACCAGAGTAAAATTGCTACCATTATAATTAGGTATATCCAACGCATAGTAACCGCAAGTATCACGGATTTTTAATTCTTTTTCAATCATCGCTCTTCACCTCCCTTGGCAGGAATAGGCTGATTCCAACACCTATAACAGCTAATATACAAGTCACCTTTTTTTGTTTTTGCACAACCCGAAACAGCTCCTAATTTTTTTAGGCAAACCTTTGGTACTCCGTGATCAAGCTCTGCGTTCGGATACTTCTCCAAAAACTCCGTAAGAAATGTCTTTTGCGGATGCTCATCGCTCCACTTCTGAACAACTTTGATTGCTTGTTCAGGGCAGAGCGTTTCAAACTCCCCGCATGTCATCTTATCGCATGTCATCTTATCGGTTGCATCATTATTCAAACTACTCAGAGGGCAATCAGAACAATCAAGTTCGCACTTATATATACCAGCATATAGTTTATGCTTTTTCGTCATTCTTTGCTTCTCATTGAAGTAGTTCTTAGTGATATTACAATCAATCATTATTAATCTTCCTTTCCCAATCTTTCTCCATAGTCTTGTACTTCTGCCTTGTATTTTTCCACTTTCTGTTTTTCCAAAGCCATTTAATACAAAACAATTCGTGTCTGATTTTATTTATCATTCTGTATCACTCCTTATCTCAACATACTTCGACAATGAAAATATATATGCTTTTTGTAAATTTTTGCCCCACAAGGTTTGCCGATAACTTTGTGAGGTCTTGGTAAAACTTCGTCATCTTCACAATAATATTCATCGATGGCATAAAAATCATAATATTTACTAAGAGCTGTTTCATTCATTTTCCGTGACCCTTTCTTCGTCTCCTTCAAAATTAACAACTTTTCCATTGTCGGTGTAATCTCGTTTGTCAAATTCAAGTTTCAACTTGTCGATAACCACACGGTCGATATGTTCCCAAAAAACTTCGTCAGTGTCGGAGTGTTCAATTATCTCGGTCATCGACTTCAAAGCCTTTGCACATCTGTCCCTGCCAAAGCCAAAGTCCTGATACAAAGCAAAAATCATAGTCTTAAAAATTCGCCTTGTGGCGTCCGCAATTTCCTTGTCCTTGACTTTCTGATATTCCCTGTCCGCAAGGCGGTTAATCTCCGCCATAGCTTCTCTTTTCAGCTTAACGGGTATTCTCGCTTTCAATGCTTTCTCTCCTTTCGTCAATCTTATCAAGTGCAGTTACAATCAACGAGCTTTTGGCTTTGGTGTCCATAAGCTCTGCCTGATAGTAAAACCGACCCGTTGTATTCCGTCTGATGATACAGCCTTTCAGAATGTATTCTGCTCCATTGTACAGCACGGTTCTTTCAAGGTTGCGTTTAACTTCCGAGATATTCACAGTTCTTCCACCTTGATGTAAATACCCGAAACATCCGCCCAAAACTTTTCACATATCTCACTTGCAACAAGTGCGTCATCAGACCAAAAGCCGATAGCGGTCATACAGTCTTTTAGCATTTTTTGCAGATTGTCCGTGTCAGGTTTTGTTATACGATATTCGCCGTCCTGATGTTTACCACGAGGAAAGCACCATTTTGTTATCAGTCTGACACCCGACTTGTACGGGTCTGACGGTTTAAACTTTGCTAAATGTGACATGAGCTTTTCTCTTGCCTGTTTCACCTCGGGCGGATTGTAAAAAACAGGTTTGCCGTTTTTTACCATAACCTTATGTTCCTGTGCAGTTACGGTCGGCGGTATCATCGCCATAAAAAATTCCATTTTTGATATTTCACTCCTTTAAAGCATTAAAGTTACTTTTGATTTTTGAATTTTGCTTTTAGTCACAGGTCAGGGGAAGGAGTTGTTGTGCGTAAGCTTCGCACAACTACTTCACCCCTGTGACCTTTAGGGAACGGAAACCGTTTATATATACGTAGTATATATACTTTTTCTTTCCCTCGGAAAATCTCGAGAAAAAAGTCATTTTCCGTCATTTTTAGAAAAGGAAAATCTCGGGAAATTTTCCTTATTTTCCCTCACGGAAAGGGAAATTCTCGATAAAATTTTCCTTCCAAATTTGACGGAAAGGGAAAATTTATTCGACTTTTTCCTTTTTCCTCAATCCTGTTTTACCGCCGTCAATCCAAAATCCGCCGTGTTCTTTTAGTCGATTTCGGACTGTTTTTTCGGTAACTCCAAGATATGTAGCCATGTCATTTATATCTGCCTGACCGTTATTCTCTTCTGCCGTAAAGGCTGTCATAAGAGATTCCATGCGTCCTTTTTTGTTTTCCGATTTAGTATTTTTCTTACTGAAATTCTTCTTGTAAGGCGGGTTAAAATCGCCCTCAAAATTACAGTCTTTCAACACACCTGTTGTATCTGATTTGTGTATCGGATAATCAAACCAAAGGTTAAGTGCATCAAATGCCGGAAACTCTCGCAGAGTACCCTCTATTCTCCACGCTGACATTCCTTTTACGGTTTTTTCGGCACGGGCAACATCTGACATCATCAGCTTAAAAGACTGTTCAGGAAGCGTTTTGCGTGCGATGTCAATCATATTATTTGACATTACCAAATCGTCCTGCGAACACACTTCGCTGATTTTGTTGAAGCGACCTATCCAGTCTTTGCAGATTTTACAGGTTCTTTCATCCTTTTGCTGTTTCATCAAATCTTCGCTGATTTCAAGCCTTGTAAGGTCAAGGAGTGCATCGGGGTCACGAGCGAAAACACCCGAGCCCGAAACTCTGTCCATTGACTTTTTACCGCCCTGAGCACCTTTTGAATGGTGGTGACAGTAGATTACCGCACATCCGATTTCGGTACACACCTTATCAAACTGGTTGCAAAAGTGTGCCATTTGGTCAGCACTGTTCTCATCACCTGTGATAACCTTGTATATCGGGTCAATGACTACGGCAATAAAGTTGCCTTTTAAAGCTCTGCGAATAAGCATGGGTGCTAACTTATCCATAGGCACGGACTTGCCACGCAAGTTCCAAATATCAATTCTGTTTAAGTTTTTTGGTTCAAGTCCAAGTGCTTCGTATACGTCCTTGAATCTGTGAAAACAGGAAGCACGGTCAAGTTCAAGATTTACATACAAGACATTGCCCTGCGCACACTTAAAGCCGAACCATTCTGTACCCTCGGCAATTGCAATGCACAATTCAATCAGTCCGAACGATTTGCCGGCTTTAGAGGGACCACCGAGAAGCATTTTATGTCCCTGTCGCAATACTCCCTCAATCAGAGGCGGAGCAAGTTCAGGAGGATTTTCAAAAAAATCTGCAAGGTTGTCAAGGTCGGGTAAGTCATCGTTAATGCTCTCCACCCAGTCTTTCCACTCGGCAAAGTCTGATTTACCGATGTTTGTGTCAATGATAAACTGCTTTTTGCCGTTGCGGATAACACCGGGCATACGGCTCAATCTTGACGGATTGCGGTTCTGCTTGTCGATTTCAAAGCCGTTCTTATTGCACACATTGTAGAGATAATCAACCCTTTTACGATACTCGTCATAGTTTGCGGCATCAATCTTAACGATAGCGTGGACTGATTTTCCGCCCGAATAAACAAGTACCGCAACAGGCAATTCAAGTTCTCTGATGATTGCATTTTGTTCTTCAAGAGCCATACAATCAGATTCCACCAGAGCGTAACGATAATCGGTTACATTCTCGTTTTTAACACCCTTACCGTCCAATGGATTAAACCTTATCCACGCTCCTGCCTCGGGTTTGTAATCGCCGAATACATTTGAAATATCACCGTCACAATTGTTGAGGGCGGCGATAAGCTCACCTGCCGTACGGTCACAACTGCCCTTTGTAGGCAGATATTTAACCTTGCCGTTATCGTTCTTCTCCCAAGTTTCGGTTACATAGCCAACATTTTCGGAGCTGTCAAAGAGGGTTTCAAGGTAGGTTACAATTTCATTCACAGGATTCCAGTTTGCAGGCTCGTGAAACTTTACACCCTCACAGGCTGTTACTCCGATATCGCCCTGTTCAAAAGCAATTTCATCATTCCAGCCGAGTTCTTTCGATTCACGAAAAGTCATCCCCCTGTCTTTTGCCATTTGGACTATCGTGCCTGCTGTGACAGGTGAGGCAGAGCCGTTAAAGCTCTGCCATTTCTTTTCACACTCACCGTTGTGGTATCGGCTGTCTGCTCTGCTCCAATCGTCCCAGTCCCTTACGCTGTACCCCTCTTGTTTGAGTGCCATTCCGACATTTACCCAGTCTTGGTAGTCGAGCTCTGACGGACTGATGTATTCAAGTGCATTAAGTAAGTCCAACCGTATTCACCTCGCTTTGCGGTACATATGTTTTCGGGTTAATGTTTTTCGGAGTTCTCCAACCGTTTGCGGCAATCCTTGAAATCAAGGCTGATGCTTCGTCAAACTGCCATTTGCCCACGTGCTGAAAACCTCTGCTTTCGAGCATACGGATTTGTTTAGGTGTGGTTAAGCCCTCAATTCTTCGCTTTTCGAGCCTGTCAAGAATAAGTTTTGCTTTGCCGGCACTCTGGATTTCATCGGGGAATATTCCGAGCTTTTCAAGTTTTGCTTTCTGTTTGTCTGTAGGCGGAGAACACTCCCAGCCGAATGCCGGAACATATCCTGCAAGGTCCTGCGCCTGAATTGACATTTCGTACTGCAACGGATCTACAAGTTTGCGTTTGCGTGTTCGCATTTCCGCAAGCTGATTTGCAAGCGCTTCTTCACGCTGAGCAACAACATCTTCACTTGCTTTTTCCTCCGCTTCTTCAATGTCAATCGGACAGCCTGCCTGTTCCGATAAGTTTTCGGTCATCTTTTGTGCGACCTCTTCGTTATCGCAAATGAGATGTGCAGGTCTGCAAAGTTCGTGCCTTTCGGTGTGCCACAAAAAGTCGAGCAACAAAAGCTCCGTCTTGTTTGGAGCAAGTCTTGTACCTCTGCCGACCATTTGGCAGTAAAGTCCACGCACCTTTGTAGGTCTTAACACGACTACGCAGTCAACACTTGGGCAGTCCCAACCCTCGGTTAAAAGCATTGAGTTACACAAGACATTGTATTTATCGTTTTCAAAGTCCTGCAATATTTCTGTTCTGTCATCACTGTTACCGTTTACCTCTGCCGCTTTAAAGCCTTTTTCGTTCAAAATGTCTTTAAATTTCTGCGATGTTTTTACAAGTGGTAAAAACACAACAGTTTTACGGTCCTTACAGTATTTTTTCATTTCTTCGGCAATCTGATAAAGATACGGATCAAGTGCCGTGTCAATGTCGCTTGCTTTAAAATCTCCTGCCTGTGTGGCAACTCCCGAAAGGTCAAGTGTAAGCGGTATTGCCACAGCTTTAATCGGTGACAGATACCCCTCTTTGATAGCCTTAGGGAGTGTGTATTCATACGCAAGCGAATCAAATACTGCTCCTAAATTTTTCATATCTCCTCGGTCGGGTGTTGCGGTAACACCCAACACTTTTGCATTGTCAAAATGCTCAAGCACACGCTGATAGCTGTCGCTGATTGAGTGATGTGCTTCATCAATAATGATTGTGTCGAAATAATCGCTGTCAAAGTTTGACAGTCTTTTCTCACGCATAAGCGTCTGTACAGAGCCTACAACAACCCTGTTCCACGAACCTATGCAACTTTGCTCGGCTTTTTCAACCGACGAATTAAGCCCTGTTGCTTTTTGGATTTTGTCCGCCGCTTGGTCGAGCAATTCTCCACGGTGGGCAAGTATCAGCACCCTGTCACCTCGACGGACACATTCTTCGGTGATTTTTGCAAAAACTATCGTCTTGCCACAGCCTGTAGGCAAGACAAGTAATGTTTTTAAATTGCCGCTTTCCCACTCGGAGAAAACGGCATTCTTTGCTTCATTCTGGTACGGTCGCAACTGCATTAAAAGCTACCCGGTGTCCAGTTATTCGGCATCGCAGTATTTGGCGTTGCAGGCTGTGTGTTATACTGCGGCGGATATGTAGGCTGTACATACTGCTGAGGTGCAGACTGTGCTACGGCAGGCGATATCGTTGTCACCTGCTCATCGTAGGCATAGAAATACTTGATGTCATTTGTTACGCCCTCTGTGCCGTCATTCTTGACATATTTGCGGATGATAACCTGACATTTACCTTTTTTACCGATAATGCCTGTCCAGTCCATACGGAGCGGTTCGCCGTGCTTTTTCATCGACACGGACAAAAAGAGCTGTGACAGCTTCCATTCAAGCGAGGAGTGCAGTACGAAATTAACTGTAATTTCTCGCTTGTCATCTGCTCCCCACACATCAAAAGTCACTTTTGCCATATTGCATGGTGGCAGTTTACCTTTACCCTGTGAGCGAGCACGCTCAACCTTTGCTACTGTAAAATCATAATCACCCTCGGGTAGTGGTTCATAATTTCCGCCCTCTTCGGTTATTTCATCGTTCCAACCAAATTCTCTATCCATTTATACATCTTCCTTTCTCATTAAAACGGTAAGTCACGGTTGCTCTGTATCACTTCAAACACCTTATTCCACGCTCCCACAAGGCAACCGTTAATAAATCGTGGGTCATAGTTTGTAATCGGTGTATCATAAGGGTAGTGTCCCTGTGTAAACACCGCCTGTCTGATTTCGCTTTCGTCAACTCCGTTAGCTCTCATAAGGTCGGCAAGAGCTTTCGGTATGCCCTCGGGAATATTGACAGATTTATCATTCTGTATCTGAAGTGTTGACAGCGGTACAGGCTCGGGAACTTTTTCAATCTGCGTAGGTTGTGGCACAGGCTGTGTCACAGGCTCTGCCTTAGGCGGCTGAGGTATCGGATTCTGCGGAACAGGAGCGTTATTTACAGGTGCAACATCATTAAAAATATGGGCAATGCCTGCATAGCTAAAGTCCATTTCTTCGGGCAGTCCGTGACGGTTCTTTGCGTCCCAACAAGGGTGATGAAGCGTGTACATCACTCTTCCTCCGCCCTGTGCCTTGTACTTTCTGCCGTCTTTGTCGGTCGCTACCGCTACTGTTTTATAATTTGCGAAAAGCACCATATCCGCCCATTCTTTTACAAGCGGAGAAATCTGTGAAGCAGTCTTTTTGCCGAGTTTTAGCTCCCAACGGTCATACTCGCCGATTTCATCAGGCTGTGAAAACTTGCGGAGCTGTGCGTGTGCGGTAAGCACAACATTGATACCTCTGTCAATCAAATCTTCAAGGCTGTTCAAAAATCTGCCGAACTCCTCTTTTTCGTAAACATATCCGTTTCCGTAACCGAAATCTTCAATACCTTTTTTGTCGTACTTTGAGCAAATATCATCAATACAAAGCTGTTCTGCCCAGTCGATTGTATCAATAACAACCGTCTTGCATACAGTCGGATTGCTTTTGATATATTCAAGCTGACTTTTGAGCATAGTCCACGATGTCGGCTTATCCATTCTCGCAACATCAAGGTTTTTTGTGCTGCCCTCCGTGTCGATAAACAGAGGATTCGGAAACTGCGAAGCAAATGTTGATTTGCCGATACCCTCGGGACCGTAAATTACAACCTTTTGAGCCGACTTGATTTTACCTCTTGTGATGTTCATTATCTCACCCCCTGTACATCGGTATAACCGCAAGCAAGCTCTCTGTGCGAATTGCATTTGATTACACATTCATTTGTTTTTGCTGTTGTTTTAGCTGTAGTCATAATTAAAACTCTCCTTCTGTCCAAGTCGGTGTTGTAACAGGTGTGGTTGTTTCGGACTTAATATAGCCGTCCTCGATGATTATTGAACATTCATCGCCGTTTGAAACTCTTGTTGCAATAGCCTGCAATCCCTCTGATTCAAGCCATTTTGCAAAGTCTTTGAGTGTGTCGGTATCCATTTGTTCGAGCTTGTCAAGCAGGACAAATCCGCATTCGGGATTGAGTTTGCGAACAATTGCCGTAGCGACACGAAGCTGTTCCGAACCGCTCATGTTGTCCCACTTAAAGCCGTTATATGTAAGCTCGCCTTTTTCAACCGATAAGCCGTCAAGGGGCAAATTTGCGTTGTTGAGCAGGTCATATTTTGTTTTGCGGATTTCTTCAAGCTGTGCCGTCATATCGGCGTACTTGCCGTAATATTCCTTTGCGTCCTCATCAGCTTTTGCTTTATCGAGGTTGGCTCTGACTTTGCGGTTAATTTCGTCAATCTCGGTAATGTTTCTTTCAAGCTCTGCCGTGCTTTCATCGTGCAGTTCGGCAACGGTCTTTCTGCTCTGTTCAAGCTGTGCAAGCACTTTTGTAAGTTCGGAATTGTATTTTCTCAAATCCTCATTAAGCCTGTTGATTTCGCTCTGCAAATTGTTGGCACGGCTTTCAAGGTTATCTTTTTCTGCTCTCAGACGGTTATTTTCACCGTTGCGTGCAAGAATTTCCTGCTGTTTATTGATAAGTTCAGAGGCTGATACAGGTTTGTTCGGCACGCCTTCGTATTCGGGCATTTCGGCGGCAAACTTTTTCTTTTGGTCTGCAATCTGACCGATAGCACGGCGCTCGTTATACACCTGTGTTTCCTGCGTTTCAAGCTCGTAAACTCTGTTGCCTACACCGATAATCTGCAGGAGCGTGTCAGCCTTTTCCTTGCCGGTTGCATTCATAAATTTCGGCAGGTCAAGAGCAAAGTTACTGACAAATGCATCAAGCAAAGCCTGTCCGCCTTTGTTGCCTGCGGTGTCAATTACTTTAAGACTGCTGTTCTTACCGCTACGCTCCACAACAATACCGTTTGAGAGCTTGATTTTGAGGTGTGGCGGAATTGTCGAACCCTCACGGTATGGAGCAGACGGAGCAAAACGATTACCGCCGAGAGCCCACGCAATTGCGTCAAGAACAGATGTCTTGCCCTGTCCGTTTTTACCGCCCAACACGGTAAGTCCGTTTTCGGTCGGTTCATAAGCAACCGCCTTTACTCTTTTTACATTTTCGATTTCAAAAGCTGATATTTTTACTGACATATTAAAGTCCTCCTTGACAATTCGTTTAAAATTGTCTATCATTTAATTAAGGTATTTTTCTTTGTCCGTTGAGGCTTTGCAGAGCTTCAGCGGATTTTTCTTTTTCAGTTGACATTTGAAACACCCATACATTCAAAATTGAATGCTTCGGATTCAGGCGTTTCAAGGGCTTTGAGCTTGCGTTTTAGCTCTCGGTTCTCGTGCCTGTAACCGCTTGACGCTGTTTTTTCAAGTGCAAGGTCTGTTCTTGCGTTTCTCAGTTCAATGCTGAGATGTCTGTTCTCTGCTCTGAGGTTTTCCACATCTTTGAGCAGTTTTCTGCGTGTCGGGTAGTTTTTTAAATGCCACATTTGTTATAGTGCTCCTTTTCAGTTAATGCTGTGTAGATTTCCCTTTCCATAAGCACGCAATCCTTGCTCTCGCAAAGAAGCAACGCAGATTTCGGTTTTAGAGTTTCGCCGTCTGTAAGTCGCACTGCGCAATCATCGTGATGCTTAATGTACCATTCGCCGTCTGCAATCAGCACAAAAATTTCGCCTATTCCTAAATCTTTGAAGGCTGTATATTCACGATTGTTTGCAATAATATCCATTTCTGTGTTCCTCCATATACTGTTCAATTTCGTTTTTCTTAAAGCGCCAGAGCTTTTCAATCTTAAAAGCAGGGATTTTGTTATCTTTTGCAAGTCTCGTAACATAGTCGGGATTCATAGCAAGCAACCGTGCCACATACGGCACATCAATTATCACAGGAACTTCATCCCAGTTGACTATTGGTCTTTCTCTCGGCATATGTACACCTCCTATTTTTCGTTGGTAATTTTGTCTGAAACGATTTCGACTGATTCAACATCAGCAACGCTTGATTCAGTCTATAAGATTTTTGATTCTTTACCTATAGTAGTAGATTTCAAAAATCAAATATTGATTTACAGAAAGGAGTTGCAAAACTTACTCCTGTTGGAAAAGCGTTCATTGATGTTTGTCTTCGTCCTTTGCCCACTTAATCAGATCCATAATTTGAGCGTCGTGCTTATCAAGGTAGCTGTCTATTGTTTTATACAAATGGGCGGCTACTATTTTTATTGCCAATACTGCTGAAACAAAAGCTGTGCAAAGCATTAGCAGTCCTAAAATTATTATTACTTCCGTCTTTTCCACACCTCCTAAGCTGATTTCTGCTGTTCGCAAAGTTAGTTTCTGATAGTTTCTATGAAACAAGAAGGATTGTTAGTTCTTCCTAATAAGTAATCGGTTGAACAATTAAAAATATCAGCTAAACTCAAAAGTATATTAATAGGGATATTACCTTTTGTTTGCCAATTATAATAACTTTTACGTTCAATTTTTAACTTATTAGCAAGGTCTTCTTGTGTCATATTAGCTCTTGCTCTTTCGGCTTCAATATTTGGATATAAAAACAGCACCAATCTCACCTCCTTTATCGTATCAAGCAAAATACTCTTATTGCGTATTTACAAGCTAATTATATGCGCAATAAGAGTATTTGTCAATATCTTTTACAAGTAAATTACGCACAAAGAGTATTGCAGATTTTTGTGCAATTACACTAATTGAATATTATTTTAATTATTCGCTTGACATTTTTACTCATTTAGAGTATTGTATTTATAACAAATAAATCGTTTTATTGGAGGGAAAAATATGCTTGGAGAAAAACTTAGAGAACTTAGAACAGAACTTAATCTTAATATGAAACAAGCTTCCGAAAAATTAGGGATCTCATACACAACTTACGTTGGCTATGAAAAAAATGAAAGGGAACCAAACTCTGAAACTTTAATCAAATTAGCTGATTTTTATAAATGTTCTGTCGATTATTTAATAGGAAAAACTATAAGACTAAATTTTATTCCACATGAAATCGAAGAAGCTGAAATTAAATGCCCTTTGTGTGATTATGATTATATCCATTTTATTAGAGTTTTATCGGTAAATTTCTCACAAGAAAAAAGTAGCGGAGTTGCTATGGAATTTTTATGCGAGGATGGTCACAAATTTTATATTGTGGTTGAAACATACAAAGGTAATACGTATATGGTAAATGTAGATGACAATAACAATATTTTAGGGTACACCTCGTTTATTAATAGTAACTCTGACAGCGGAACAAACATTCACAAAGAAAAACTAATTACTAACTATGCGGCATTAAATAATTTTGGAAAAAATAAACTTCTCGAATATTCAAATGATTTAATATGTAGTGGTAATTATAAAAAAGATACTTACAAAATAAAAACCGCCGCCCGAAACGGAAGTTTTAATGAAACAACCGTTACGGATGACGATTTTCAAAAACTTATGGATTTGCCTGATGTTGATGACTTAAAATAAAGTTTTGGAATTGTTTGTAAACCTCTCTCTCAAGCGGAGCAACAAGAAACTTGTTTCGCTTGTAGAGCTTTTGCAAACGTTGCCAGCGGTATTCTGCCGCAATTAGGCTTATATCGCATATTTGAGATATTTCGTCAGCGCTTTTGACCTCTAATCCCCACAACACACAAGCTGGAGCAAGCAAACGGCTGGCAAATACATTTGCTTCTTGCTCAATGGGATTGTCATTTGGTGAGATTTCTCGATTGATAAGTTCGTATTGTCCTACATGTCCGAGCATTATGTGCCCAAGCTCATGCGCAATAGTAAAGCGTTTCCGCTGCCGATTGCAATCTTTTCGTATAAATATGATAGGTTGATTGTTAATAACGGTGCACTTACCGTCATTGCCCTGCTCCAATTTGTCGTAATACTTTACTGCAATGCCGAGTTTGTAACACAGTTCAACAATATTAACAGGGAGTTCTCGGACGTTTTCTTTTAACAGAATTTCCCACGACATATTTCGGGACTTCTGATACTTTTTATAATCCATAAAAATCACCTCGTAACTATTATGGATTACAAAAATAAATTTACAGCAATAAAGCAATAACAAAATAAAAAGACCGCTCACAGCTGGCACTGCAAACGGTCAAAATAGGGATAAAAAGGCGCTAACCTCTTTATATTTTATTGTACATTTATTGATAGTATTTGTCAATATAAAAATAAGGAGGCAAAATAATGGGATTACTCTCTAAACTGTTTAAACCAAAACAGCCGACACCACAACCGCAAACAAATGCAAAACCTGAAACCGGTAAATCGCATACAAAGGTATGTAAAGTTGCAGGCGTTACTTTTGACGGCAGACAGAAAATCTTGAAAAAACTTAAAGCTGATAAGAGTGCCGGCAAAACTCTTAATGTTAGTATGCAAGAATATGATTATCAGGGCAATCCTGCTATCAGAATTCTTGTAAACGGAATGGATGTAGGCAATCTACACACGGAAGATGTTACTTTCGTAAAAGAAAATCAAGAACGCATACTTGGTATCAAAGATTTTACAATCGCAGAGCATTATGATGAACACGAAAATAAAGACGGCGATACAACATATACAGCCCAGTATAATGCTAAGGTTAAACTTATCGTAGCAAATAAGAATTAAATAAAAAATCCGCTCCATTCGAGTACCAGGCGAACAGAGCGAAAACCACCACACACAGGGTGCAGTGATACTACTAAAAGCAATAATATTGTATCACACTCCCCTGAAATTTTCAAGCATTGAATATCAGGGGATTTTTGCACCCTTTTTTAAGCAAAAGGAGTGTATAAAATGAAAAAACGCAAAGACGGGCGCTATCAGAAGAACATCTATATCGGACGAGATGAAAACGGTAAACGAAAGTACAAATCCGTATGTGGCACATCACGAAAAGAGGTTGAAACGCTTGCCGCCGAATTAAAACAAAAACTCGGCAAAGGCATAGATATCTCATCTGATGATACATACGGATGTTGGAAAAAACGCTGGCTAACAGTTCAGAGGTCACTGCAAACACCACAGCAATACAAAACGCTTGAACGGTATCTCAAACATTTTACAGAGCTTGAACCTTACAAAATCAACAAGCTGACAATGGCCGACTTTCAGAAAATCGTGTTCGACTTAGCCGCTAAGAACCCAACAACAGGCAAACCCACAGCGAAAAAATCTCTGAAGGAGTTCATCGCAACCGCAAGCCGAGTGTTTGAGTATGCTATTGAAAACCGAGCTATCGACTTCAACCCACTGAAATATGTCAAAATATCAAAGAATGCGGCAAAGAAGAAAGAACGCAGAGCCTTGTCACCTGAAGAGCAAAAGCTAATAATCAACACTCCGCACAGAGGAAGATTGCCGGCAATGATTATGTTGCTTGCAGGACTGCGAAGAGGTGAATGCCTCGGCTTGCAATGGGCGGATATTGACTTGAAACGCAACAAAATAAATGTTCATCAGACTTTGGTTCTTGACGGAAACAATTCTTACATAAAAGCAGGAGCGAAAACAGAAGCAGGTGTCCGCAAGGTTGATATTCCGACCGTTCTGTCAGACTATCTGAAAAGCCTTGCACCCCACTCCCCATTTGATTATGTAGTCACAACCACCAAAGGCAAACTTATGACAAATTCAGCGTGGCGGAGATTGTGGGAGAGTTACATCAATTGCCTAAACCTCGAAGCATTCAATTCACAGCAAGGCAAAATTGTCGGCATTGCTCCACGCAGTAAATACTGCCCCGACGGTATTCCGCAGGTCATAGAACCGTTTACAGCTCATTGTCTTAGACACCCGTATGTCAAGCCCACGACAAAAAATTTATAACTTTTTTTGCAGTTTTTCGGGCAGCTTCATAGCTGCCCATAGCTGTTTCAAATGGGTGTTCACGGTTATACTTCCTTTTCGGATTCCTTAGTTTCTAAGAAATCCTGTGTTGCATATTCAATCTCAATCCGATCTCCTGGAAAGACGTAAACTTTGTTGATAAGCCGGTCAATCAGAGCTTTTGTCAGCATGTTGGCGTTTCCGACTTCCTGCACAATTTCCTGTTGTTTCAGCTTAATCTCATAATCACTTTTTATCTGCTTTGTCTGTGCAGTGATGACAGCATGAACATTTTTGGCTTGTACCAGTTCCGTATCATAAACCGCTTTTCGTGTCCGATAGGTTTCCAAATCAATCTCTCCGAGTGCATACTGCTCATAAAGATACCGCTTGCTATCTTGAATAGAACGGAGTTTTTCTTCATGTTCGGTCTGCTGGACTGTCTGCAAATCCAATTTATCCTTATTGCTATCAATTCCCAATGCCGGACACATTTGAGTCCGAATTGTTTCAAATACAACCTGCTCCAGATCTGCCATCTTTATGCGCACACCATGACAAGGAAGCGTTTCAGCCACCTCGGAATGACGGCAATAAAACCACGCACCATTTCGTAGAGACATTGCATGATCGCAGCATCCGCAGAATACCTTACCACGGAGCAGATAATCACGCGGCTTTTTATTTGACAGAGAGAAACGCTTAATTGAAGCATTGGCTCTCTCAAATAGATCCACACTTACAATAGCCGGATGATGGTTCGGGATTTTGAACCACTCACTTTCATCCTTTAACTGTGTATGTCGGCTGCCAATCTCTTTTACCTTTCTCTTGCCAATTACATAGGTACCGATATATCTTTGATCTTCTAAAATACGCAGGACCGTTGATGTACTCCAAACGCCGTTTGTTCGGGAAACATTGTAATAGGCCTTGCCTTTAAGTTTGCGATATTCCCCAGGGGTGGGGATATTCATGGCATACAATTTTCTTGTGATCTCGGCTGCGGTGTTGCCTTCAGACGCCCATTGAAATATCATCTGCACATTCGGGGCAACATCCTCGTCCGGTTCCATACGTCCGTCTGCACTCTTGCGATAGCCGTAAGGACAGATGACACTCTGATATTCCCCACGACGCATCTTTGCGTATTTTGCACTTTTGGTTTTCATGGACATATCCCGGCTATACCACTCGCTGATAAGATACTTGAAAGCAATATCAATCCCTCCGGTATCACCTTTGAAATTAGCTGTGTCAAAATCATCACTGACGGAAATAAAACGGGTGTGGTAAAGAGGAAATACCCGCTCAATAAAATAGCCGGTTTCAATGCTGTTACGTCCAAATCGGGAAAGGTCTTTTACAATAATACAGTTGATCTTTCCGGCCTGAACCATTGTTAAAAGTTCCTGCACCGCCGGACGCTCAAAGTTTGTCCCTGTATGACCGTTGTCAATAAATTCCAAAATCTCACTGTTATCCCATTCCGGCAGAGACATAGCTTTTTCACGAAGAATCAGTTTTTGATTTGGTATGCTCAAACTTTCAGTTTTGAAATCTTCCACAGAAAGACGGATATAAAGGGCAATCACATAGTTGCGCACGGTTCCACCGCCTTTCCCTGAAATTCATTTTTGAAACGGAAGGTCACATGAATATTCCGCTCGTGGTCTATCTCAATTCGTTCAATGAGCCGTTCGATCAGTTCTACAGTCAGTACGTGATCCTGTGCCAGTGTTTTTGCATCCTTTTCCATTGCACGGTATCTGGCAAGCTGGTTGTCCAGAGAGTCCATAGATTTTTCAAATACTTCAATCTCACCAGACAGAGCATTGATAGCATGTTCATAATCCGCTTTCAATTCAAAGTATTCGTCATTTGTCAAAATACCCTGCACAAAATTTTCATATAGGCCACGGATCAGCCGGCGTGTTTTTTCAATTTCCTGCCGTTTGGCCGACATCTGAATTTTCAGCTTATCTTTTTCCTGTTTTTGTCTTGTCTCCAACTGAAAGAGTGGCAGCGACATTCCCAGCGCAACTGTCAGCTCTTTTTCAAGAATAGCCGTAACAGTAGAAATCAGTTCTTTCTCTTGTATCATCGCACCTTTGCAGCTATCTTTTTCTACCCGGCTGTTTGTAAGGCAGTGGAACCAGTAAGTGTCGGGTCCTTTCCGGCGCTCGGCGCGTTGCCTGTGAAGGCTTCTGCCACAATCAGCACAGAACACTTTACCTTTGAAAATGTTTGGTGTGTAGGGACGTTTTGGAGTTGCTTTGCTTTCTTCACAGATCTGTTTTCTGTATTCCTGAACTGCATTAAACAATTCATAGCTAATGATCGGTTCATGGGTGCATTTGGCAATAATCAGATTATCTTCTCCAGCCTTGACCTGCTGATGATCTACAATCTTTGTTTTTCCTTGCACCAGATCGCCTGTATAAACTTCGCTTTCTAAGATTTTCATCACTGTACGGGTCTGCCATTTGCCGCTTCCGATCAGTCCCGGACTGGTAATCTCGCCAGTGGTCTTTTTATAATGGCTCGGTGCCGGAATCCCCATCTCATTTAGATTGCGGACAATCCGGTTCAGTGCCACATGCTCATGTGCCCATTCAAAAATCTGTTTTACCACAGGGGCAGTATTTTCATCAATCAGAAGTTTATGGCAATTATCCGGGTCTTTCCTGTAACCGTAAGGTGCCCGTGCACCAATATAGTCGCCATCTTTCATAGCCTGCCGCGCCTGTGCTTTGATTTTTCGTCCAATGTCCAGAGCATAGGCTTCATTGATCATATTTTTCAAAGGCAGCATGATACCACCATGAAGATTTCCGGAATCCGCTGTGTCAAACTGATCCGTAACAGCAATGAAGCGAACATTATGAGCATGGAAATACTGTTCGATATAATAACCTGTGTCAATAGAATTTCGCCCTAATCGGGAAAGATCCTTAACAATCACACAGTTAATGTGGCCTGCTTCAATATCAGATAGCATTTGCTGAAATCCAGGGCGGTGAAAATTTGTCCCTGTCGCTCCGTTGTCGATATAAGTATCATACACAACGAAGTCCGGTTTATCCGAAAGAAAGTCATTCAGTACCAGCTTTTGGTTTTCTACTGAGCAACCCCGCTTTTTGTTATCCTCCACAGAAAGACGGATATACAGAGCCACATGTACATACAAAGATGGTGCCGGCATAGGAGCTGCCGTCTGTTTTCTGCTTTTTCTTGCCATTTAGCTCACCATCCTTTCTTCATTTTTTGTAGCAATCTGTTCAGCCAAAGAGATTGCTTTCTGATATTCATCCTGGTAATTAAATTCAATATGCAGTTCATCTTTACCCATTACCCGTATGCTTCGGATAAGCTGCATGACTGCCCGGCGGTCAATATCCTCCATAGTAGAAAATTTCATAAAATGGTTGATCCAACGGTTTCGTTCGCTTCGGTTTTCCAATACATCTGTAAGTTTATCGTTCCATTCAGCGATTGCCTTTTGGAACAGTTCAATATCTGCATTGTATTTTCGCTTATAAGAGAGAAATTCTTCCTTTGTCAGAATTCCACTCACCAGATTTTCATAGAGTTTTGCCTTAAAGCCCTCGGTCTGTGCCACACGCTTTTCATTTACTCTGATCTGTGCGGCATATTCCTGCGCCAATTCCCGGTTGATCCGTTCCTGACTGATACTGGACAGCAGGGCATCCAGAGAAGCAACATTTTCAATATGTCCTTTCAAACTGTCCTGCACACATTCAATCAGATCCGACTCTTTCAGCATGACCGACGATGTGCAGCCATTCTTTTTGCCGGTCGGGCAGTAATAATAGTGATACTCTTTATCTTTATAGCGGTTCGTCTTGCGGGTCATACGGCAGCCACAGCAGCCGCAGATCAAAATACCGGAAAACAGGTAAACCTTATCCGATTTGGGAGAAGTCCTTGTGTCAATCCTGCGGAGCCGTTGCACCAGATCAAAATCGTGCTTTTGTATGATCGCTTCATGGGTTCCCTCCACACGAATCCATTCCGAAGAAGGTTTGTCCTCACGCTCTTTTAATTTGAAATGGGGCGTTGTCTGTTTGCCCTGGACCAGTGTTCCGGTGTAAGTTTCATCCTGCAAAATGCGGATGATTGTAGTTGCAGACCATTTGCAATCCTTTCGGTCTGTATAGCCACCTTTTGCATGAGGCATTCCGTGATTGCGCTTATACGCCAAAGGTGAAAGAATTCCTAATCGGTTCAGTTCATCCGCTATATGGGAAGCGCTGAATCCTTCCAGCCGTTTTCTGAAAATATCCCGCACAACATTGGCAGCATATTCGTCTACTTCCAGGCTCTTGTGTTTATCGCCGACTTTCACATAACCATAGATGGTAAAAGCACCTACAAAATCCCCGCTGCGCCGTTTTACTTCCAGGGCGCTCCGTGTCTTAACGGAAATATCCCGACAGTAAGCCTCATTCATAATGTTTTTGACAGAAACCGTGAGATCATCGGCAGCGTCATTTTCCGTGTCCACATTATCGTTAATTGCGATAAAACGCACTCCATAGGCTGGAAATACCCTGCGCATATAACGGCCTGTTTCTATGTACTCACGACCTAAGCGGGAGAGGTCTTTGACAATCACGCAGTTAGCTTCGCCTTGTTCGATCATCCGCATCATTTCCTGAAATGCCGGGCGATCAAACAAAACACCACTATAACCATCGTCAATTTTTTCTGCCACAACCTCAATTTCCGGGTGTCGGGCTATGTAGTCATCGATCAGGCGCCGCTGGTTAGCAACGCTGTCACTTTCTACTGTTTTATCATCCGTATAAGAAAGACGGATGTACTTAATCGCTTTGTAAACCTGCATAAAAAAACACTCCTTTCGTTGCACAGAAAAATCCCCGCAATTCAAGAAGTGTGGTTATGCCATATTCAATTCCTTTTCCGATTCTTATTCTACCATGCTTTTACGGAAAAGTCAGCCCCTTTCTTAAAATTGCGCCTATCGTAAAATACCCTTGATACATTCTTCCAGGGTAGCACCTTCAGCAGAAAAGCTGGCCTGTACAGTAAAACGCCCACACTTAAAATGGTATGGATTTTTGATTTGCTGAACGAATTCTGCAATCCGTTCATCACGGGAAAGTTCTTTGTTGACAGAGACATCCCGAATGTCTACCAGTGTACCCACTTCACTGACAATGGTATTCAATTCCATAGTATCAACTCCCTTCTGAAAACTGTGTTATCAAAACCACATGAATAGGTCGGATCTATGGTTATTACACACATAAATCCGGCCCATTATATCTGATTTCGATTTTACTGCCGTATTTGCCACGCACCCCGGCAAGTCCTTCTGTTATAAGGACGGGGCTGTTACAGGCTGCGGATAGCGTCACCGCATCATAGTCCCGCATACGCCGCCGCTTTGCCAGAGCAAGCAAACGCCGCAGGAACTCTCCCCAAGTCTTTAGGAAGCTGTGAAGAAGTACCATTATGATCTGCGTCGTTATCGCGTCCGGCCTGCCACAGCCGGTTTCGTAGGTTGCGTTTATCGCTCGGACAGCCTGGATTCATCACCTCCTTAGGCCGCCTGTCACCGCGCCGCCCCATCTGCCGCTCGGAACACAGAATGAAGTACCTGTAACAGCGTATATTCGGTTGTCAAGGAACAAGCAAGGGGCATGGCAGACAAATTGATATTGCAGTTGGGGTGGGAGGATGTATATGCTTCCTTACCACACCCGTCCAGCTTGTCCCGCCGAATATGTCCCTCTACTATTCAGTACATTTTTAGGGGCAAAGTTGCCGTCTGTTATAAAATTTCTTTGAAATATTTTTCCAGACTACGCAATCCGGCTTCGATAGAACGGGTGATCCGGCTTTTGTGTGTTCCTTCCGCTTTGGCAATATCTGCTTTGCTCATGCCAAGAAAAAAGTGTGCATAGATTCGTTGGCGCTGCTTTACCGGAAGTTTGGAAAGACCTTTATAAATCAACTCCGTCATTTGACGCTGTTCCCAAATTTCTGCCGGGTTAAGAGGCTTTTGCAATATCTCACGCTCAATACCTTCGTCTCGATCCAGAGAGTAAAATGCTTTATAGCGGTATGTACGAATCCGATAGGCTTCTTCCAACAACATATATTCCCGAAGCAACAAAGCAACTTCATCCGGCACCTCAACGATCATGTCCTGTGTATAATACGGGTAATAATCCCGAAGATTGATTTTCTTCAT